TTAGACGTCTACCCTTAACCATTCGTCGGCCTCTTCAAACATCTCTTCAAGCAGACGGTTAAGAATAGCCTTATCACTTTTACTGGCATCGGTGTTAATACTGTTCGCCTGCATCGGTTTAACCTTGACCACGGAGTCAGGAAATACGCGGTGTACCCGCTTGGTCAATTCAGCCAGGATCAGACTATTGGCTCCCGGTATTTCTTTCACGTTCCGCTTATCATAAATCAGTTCAATACGCATGATTTCACCCCTTAAATTAATATACTGGTTGAATATACAGTATTGTCTGATGGTTTGCCAAATGGTTTTAAAGATGGCGTCGGGTAAAAGTGGGAGGAAAATCGGCGGGCAGTTTCCGGTGAGTTAAAAACGGTAATGATCTGGTGTTAGCGGGCTTGTTGCAAAAAATGGAATTGTCATGAAAACTGAGGCTATTCATCTCTTCTTCAGTGAGTCCACATCGCCCCTAGCGATTTCAAATGGAAACATTTTGCTCCCGAGATCATCCTGTGGTGCTTACCTTGGTAAGCTTCAACCGCGATGAGTTATGCCAATGTCAGCGATATGCTGGCAGAGCGTGGGATTTCCGTTCATCGCTCTTTGATATTTGGCTACGTCGTGACGAACCTGAACGTCGAGTGCGGGAAAGATCCGCTTTTATGAATCAGCTCTTTAATATTGAGACGGTTTTAGCTTAATTATTCCACCCATTAATGAGTAAAATCACTGACTCTCATTATTTGCAACAACCCCTTTCACTCGGTACTTTGATTTGTGCTGGAAAATTAGCAAAGAAACCACCATGAAAAATACTTCCTAATCCAGATTTGTATTTTTCGTAGTCACAATCACTTAGTAGCATAATAATTGCGCGGTGCTCTCCATTGACTTTTATATAGTCATTTGAAGAGGCAGATAATCGAATGTGAGTATATTTCATAATGGGTTCTTTTTTAGTAAAAAAAAGCCCTTATCTCCGTCGGTTTGATAAGGGATGCCAAACGGCCAACACCAGGGAAACATTAATATAGTTGCAGGATAATATATAAATAGAGCGATAACGTATGATTTAAGTCAAATTTATAACCAATTAATTGATTTTATTGATGAGTTTAATTAGCAAGCTAATTATTATCAATATAATATAATATAATTAAAATGAAATGTTAATTTTAAGGCTCTATTTACCATCGCTAAATTCCACCCATAAAAAAACCAACCGCAATGGGTTGGTTTTTAAGAGATTATTTGGTCGGCATGAGAGGATTTGAACCTCCGACCCCCGACACCCCATGTCACCCGTCTCTAACCTTTGAAACCCGCATAGACACTGGCTTTCACTTGGCTTAACTGTATAAACAAACAGTGCATTTTTTACGATTTTCACTCTATACACATCAACGACTTAGGGTATGGTTTTACCATTCCTCAAACTGCAATTTCCCCGTGCGGAACTTCCACCCATGCAACATGGTTCTCTGTATAAATCTGCGTTGATTTAGCATCGCTATGAGCCATGCGAGCTTGCGGATCCATGCCTTGTATTTTAAACATGTGGGCGGCGAGGGCGCGGATCTCATGAAATGTTGGGCGTTGCTCAAAGGGCAATTTAGAACCTACACCGACTTGATCTCGTAACGTAGAAAACGCCCGACTCAAATAATCAGGTGCCACTTGGGTTGGGTGGCGAACTTCTTTGCTGATGGGATTGCTACGATTGAGTGGTAAGCGATGGACGACATACGGACTGGCGATGTTATCCCGGCTTTCATCAATGATAGCTTTGAGGACATTGCCAATGGGTATGGCCACATGAGAAGCCTCTTTGTGCTGAACCTTTTGACGATGAATATAAAGCATCCCATGAATGCCATTTACTGGCTCGTCATACATTTTACAGCCACAAACACCTTCTTTGGGTTGGCTGATATTGTAACGAATACGTGATACTTCTAATCGTGCCTGGGCAGTTTGAATTGCCAGATCCATTGCAGTTCTCAACCATCGATCAGCAGCATTACGAATTTTAATAAAATCTTCAATTGATAACCGGCGTCTTATTTTGCTATCTGTTCGCCGCATTTTTTTACGCGCGGCCGGATTATCCATCATCAGTGATTCATCGACCGCATAGCTGAATAGTTTTTTTAGAAAGCTGGCTTTACGGTTCTGAACATTTGCTGATGCATCAGCATGATAGTGTTGGATGAATCCATTTACGTGCTCAAGGTCGATATCGCAAGTGACAATATTGGAAAAATATTCTTTAACTCTCACTTTGTCGCTTTCCCAGTCGGCCTTGGTCGCTGCTGCTGGTTTTTCATCAATAATTGCACGGGCTAATATTTTATCAACATGCTCTGAGAATGGACGTGCTTCGCCATTATTGCCGCCAGATTCCCGGATCAGTGAATGGATAGAAACCGTTTTTTCTGGGCGCATTTGATTGTTGTATTCGCGCGCAACAGCGATGGCAATAGCACGATCAGTGCCGAGAGATTTTCTCTTGCCGGTAACCAGGGTAAAACGATAAACACCCGTAGATTTATCAAAATACAGTTGGTCTGGTAAATGCCTGTTTACTCGCTGTCGGGGACGGGCTGCCATGATTTACGCCTCAGTAATCATTTGATGAACAAGTGATGAGATTGCCGTTTCAACTCCCCAACGTTCTGAGGAATTAACCCAGATACCCCCATCAATAACTTTTCCTTTCAGTTTTCCAATCTCAATCCAGCGCTTAATAGTTCTATTATCTGGAACAGACCCCTCTTCAAACTCACGCTGGCCCCATGCGCTTGCTTTCATCAATTTTCCACTTTTAAACATGATGACTCCCCCACACTGTTTATTAGTAGACCCGCCGCAAACGGGCCATGAACAATTTTATTCACTATCCGGGCTGGTGGCCGGTATCAGTTTTTGATAAATAGCTGAGACATACCTTGCCTGGTGCAATGCATCGGCCAGTGCATTGTGCCGTTCGCCATCAAAAGGCATATCGCGCTTGGGATCAAAGCCGATTGCTCGCCCAAGTTTTACGATGGTGCGTACGTCGAGATCATTAAACCAGCTCCAACATGGTTGTAACTGGCAGCGCTCATAGGCTGAACGAAGAATAACGTTATCGAATGCTGCACCATTACCCCAGACGTGTAAGTATCTGGTGTGGCAATGTTCAGCAGCAAATTGATTTAAGTTCAATAAAGCGGCTCTGATCGGCGTTGGGTCATAGGCAATCGCTGAACGTGCCTCACTGCTTTGGGTTAGCCACCAAAGAATGGTGCTAGCATCAGCGATGGCACCGAGGGACATTTCACTTTCGAGATCGACCGCGGTATAAAATTCAGCGCCAATTTCGCCGGTAGCCGGTTCAAAGAATACTGCGCCGATCGCCACTATCGGGGCGTTAGGCTTGTTGCCCATAGTTTCTAGGTCGATCATTAGGTTTTTCATTTATTGTCCTTGGTTGCTTAAATAGAGAACGCCATCGACCGGCAGGCATTCATATTCAGGTGGTAAGCCTTGCTGCTGAATGTCAGCCAGGCAGTTCTTATCATCGGGATAGACATAGCCTTGCGGTTCGTACTGGCAGGGCTGGAAGGTGTAGCAGACCAACAGAAACAGTCCGACGCTCATAGGCTTTGCCCTTCGCCAACCAGTTCGTTGTAACGCTGGATAAACATGGCACGAGCCTGAACGGGGCCTACGGGAATAATGGTGATGTCCCCTGACGGTGGGATGCCTTCGAGCATTGGCCAGACTTTGCCATCATCAATATCCAGATCACGACGTTCGGTGGCCAGCATGACCAGATCGCAATAGTGGACAGCAAAGCCCATCCCATCAGGAAGCCCAAACTTTTCTCGGATAACCCAATCAATCTGGCGTTCTACAGCTTGGTAATCAGGCAACAGGCGTTTAAGTGGGGAGGGAATATCTTTGCAATAGGCTTCGCTGGCATCATGTAACAACGCTTCCAGGGCAAATTCAGCGCCGATAATCTGGCTCATCAGAACGCTATGTTGTGCCACGCTGTAGAAATTCGGTAAATGACCGGCAAAACGGCATTCATGCGATAACGCCTGGGCGATATCTTCAATACAAATACTTTCAACGGCAGGATTTGAATAATCAAAATGGTGGCCGGAAAACGTTGTAATACACGTCATAAATATACTCCACACGGTTTTTAGGTAATACTCCACCAAATACCCCATCGCTGGGATATTTGAGGTTGTACTAATAATTAATATTTAAGCGCTGAAATTACCGATAAAGGTTTCTATTTCGATACCGGTAAATTTAGAGATAAGCAGATCTCGGAATTCTTGAGCTATTTTCTCTTGTTCACCTTCGAGTTGGACAATACGCAAGACCAATACAGGAACGTCGCCGCCGGTCAGAATACTGTAGCGTAATTTAAATCGACGCTCTCCCAGTCCTTCATATGGCACACATTTAAACTCGAAACCGGCAGGCATAATATCTTTGCTTTTGGCCTCGACGGTTTCCATAATTGAACGCTTGCCGCTGAAATCATTATCTTCATGATCGGCAGAACTGGTTGATTCAATGGTAATGCGGCGTACTGCGCCGACTGCTTGACGGATATCCAGAATGTTACCGTCAGCATCAAAAGCCATAAGGTATTCGCGCCAATCTTCCAGCCATTCAGCCAGTTCTTTCTGGCGTTTTTTCTGGCCGTCGATAGCCAGTAACTCACGGAATGGGGCAGTCTTTTTAAGTGATAGGTTGGCGGTGTTATCCGCGTGGCCAGGCTCTTCGAGTGTCCCCAAGTTAAATACAGTCTTGGCACTCATATCATCGGCATCGATAAAGCAACGCACACCATTACCTGCGTAACCAGAGGAATATTTAACATACTCATCAATGCTGTTGGTTTTTAAGTTGCCACGGAAACGAAAACGACCGTTCTGGAATTTTTCGAGGCTGTGAATAGCAACATTATCGGGTAAGGCAATAGTCAAGCAATCGGCAGAAGATAACTTTTCTTCCACTAATGTGGTCATTGCCATATTACGGATTTCTTGAATTGCAGACGAGTTTAATGCTTGAGACATATGAAGTCCTTAATATAAATAATAAGATAAATAGAATATGGATTTAAATTAATTACGTTTAATTAACAGTTTTTAATTTGCCGTCAGTATCACCTTTAATAGTAAATAACTGACCTTGGTCTTCCTGCATAATTGCCAGCTTACCGCCTTTACCCACATACATTGGTGTTTCGGTTGTATCTTCTTCGGAAGATTTACCGCGTGGTGTCGGCGTCGTAAATTTCAGTTTATGGGCGATCATGACGCGTTTTTCTTCCATTGAGTTACTCATCCGCGACAGATCAAACTCAACGATGACTTTACCTTTACCGCCGTTATTCAGAACGCCCAATGCTGCGGCATTTAAAGCAGCTGAGAATTTGTTTTCAAAAATACCGGCATCTAATTCACCAAGAAAATCTGGCACATTGGTTTTTCTATCTTCACTACTCATTGGGGTGACCCTCAGTTATGCAGTGCAATACTGCGGTTAGTTACTCCACACACATAGAGAAGGGCACCGTAACGGGGGCTTTATACTGTACAGGTTTAAAGGGATAATCCGTCCGGTACACTTCTCTATGTCGGTGAAAAAAAGCGGCTGGCCTTACCTGGTGTTGGCAGGCGCAGCCGCAAAAGACACAGCACAGCAATGGAACTCAAATCTGTGCCTGGTTACTTCTCCACCTCAGGCGGCGGTGGTATCCTCAAAGTCCCTACAACAAGGAGGATTTTTCTGTGAACAATGAAAATATAAACATTCGTCTTAAAGCTATGGAACTTGCCATTACGCGTCTTGCAACTTCAATTACTGAAAATGGCGGGCCATCATCTACAGATCTAGAAGGACACATTCTTTATTTTCGAGAGCGTCTTGGTCGTGGTGATTTAGAACCTCAACAAGAACTGATTTTCAAACAAACACTGGCGCTGCTTGATCCGCTATCACCAAAACCAGGCGACCTGTTTTAATTATCCGTTTCACAAAGGCTTTTACTGGTGTAATAACCACGCTTCACGGCTGCTTGATTACTCAGCATCGACTCAGCGAGGCGTATGTTTTGGTTGGTTTTTGCATTAGGTTTAAGTTTCTGGAGTTCTTTGGAGTCCTCGAGCAACAAACGAATCAATGCAATTTCACATTCATTAATAGCCTGGTATTTAAGCCCGGAAGGTAGGTTAAATGTCCTGCCTTCAAGTTTATCGCTATCTTTTTTGCTGATTTCCATCCTGATTACTCCACACTGTTAACCCTACTAAGCGAATCATCCGGTGTTTCGTATGCCACCGGCAGCTACTACGTGGGCGCCCTGCCTGTTCGCTGTTGATGCATTAAATCTAATTTAACTTAGGTTTTGTGTCAACATTAAATCTAATAAAACTTAGCTTGTGGGTGTAAGACTCTATAAAGAGTCGAATTTTAGTTAGAGTTCGTACTGTACGCCGCGAACTACACCGATGATGGTGCAATTGCCATTGATTGGAATATTGTTATAACGTGGGTTTAGTGGGACTAAGTATTTGTGAGGGCCATCGATGAGAAGTTTTTTTACGGTAGCTTCGTCTGTACCAGCTAACCGAGCAACGACTATTTTACCGCTTGCAGCTTCAACTTCAGGATCAACAATAACAACCGCACCTTCTGGAATACTGGGTAATCCATAAGGGTTGGTCATGGAGTCGCCTTTTACACGCAAGCCAAAAGAGGTCGGCGAAACTCTCAAGCCTGTATCCATCCATTCATCAACGTTATCAATAATTTCAGCTGCGGCACTTTCTGTAAAAGCACCAGCCTGAACCCAAGAAAGAATAGGTATACGACGCACACTAGAAATTACTGGCTCAGCGCCGCCAAAATCAACGCCATAAAGAATATATCCCTCAGATGTATTGAAGAATTTTGCTAATTTAATTAATGATTCGCCCTTGGGTACGTTGAGGTCTTTTTCCCAATAACCAACGGACACATCAGAAACACCACAATAAACGCCTAAGGCTTTCTGTGTTGTTTTTGATGCTGTTCTTAGCCGTTTAATACGCTGTCCAACAGATTCCATGAACTTATCCTAATCAACATGAAGCTAAGTTATCTTAGTTTCAATTGACCAAAGATAAATTTGCTTTTAATATCTAAGATAACTTAGATGGAGGGCGCTATGACTACTGATGAATTAGAGAACTATTTCGGCGATGCAAACCTCGTTGCTGAATTTTATGGGGTGTCGCCTGAGGCCATTTACCAATGGAGAAAGCGACCAGGGCGATTAATTCCAAAAGGTCGAGCGGCAGAGGCTGCGCTAAGAACAGACGGCGCTCTGAAGTTCAATCCAACTCTCTATAAAAACAATAGAGCTTAATAAGCCCAAATTAAACCACCAGAAAGGAAGAAACATTGTGGATAACAGAAATTTCCCAACCCCTGATGACATTAGCGCATCTATACACGCTCTAATCACCGCAACACCCGGTGGTTATGAACGCCTGGCAGATGAACTCCATGCGGGAGCAAGCCACAACGCATTGAGGAATAGAGTCCGTCAACATGCAGGGCAAGCGGTACCGATTGGTATGGCGATCACGCTGGAGCAGATTAGCGGTCGTACCGATATCACTGAAGCTATGTGTAAGCGTGCTGGTGGAGTGTTCGTCAAATTGCCGGATGTGACCCAGATGGGCAATGAAGAGCTGCTGATTAAATTCAACGAGCTATTGGCTGCTTTGGGAGAGTTTGGTCGGGCGCACAACGAGTTTACGGCTGATGGTGTTTTAGATCGGCAGGAAAGTAAGCGGTTGAAAGCCAAGGGATACAGAGCGCAGTCGATTATTGCAGAGATTTTGGTGGTAACCGAATTGTTGTGGGGTGACGCCACAGATTCGCGGTCTGTGGCGTCGGGCGCATTAACTAAACAGTGTGGAGTAATTAACGCATGAACATTGTAACTGCTAAACGTCCTATACCGCAACTTCGTTGCTTGCCAGCGGTTGGGATGGAGCCATTTCGTTATGTGTTGAGAATACCCGGCAGTTGGTTACCTGTCACCCACCAGACCGTAGTGGAGGTTGTGGACACATTTCGTTATCTGGCGCTGCCTGCGCCTAAGGCGGCTTGATATGACTGAGCAATTTGAAGAACTGGATCGGCATTATGTCGATAAACGCGGTGTGCGTGTTCACGTTATCCGCTTCAACCGATTAAGCCGTCAGGTTATTTATCGCCGAGCAGGTTACGAGCATGAGCTGTGTAAGCCGCTGGCGCGTTTCAGAAAAGAATTTAAGCAGGTGGGAGTATGAGCGTAAAGCTATCCAGTTATGTGTGGGACGGCTGTGCGTCGGCGGGAATGAAGATAGCTAAGGTTGCCATCATGGCTCGCTTGGCTGACTTCTCGAACGATGAAGGTGTGTGCTGGCCATCGGTGACAACTATCTCGCGCCAAATTGGTGCAGGTGAAAGCACGGTACGTACAGCTATCGGTGAATTAGAACGTGATGGCTGGTTGATGAAGAAGACACGCCGAGTCGGCAACCGCAACGCCAGTAACGTCTATCAGTTAAATGTCGCCAAACTTCGGGCTGCGGCTCATGCGTCAGAATCTGACACCTCAAAATCTGATGGGTCAAAATCTGACGCATCAAAATTCGACGGGTCGGGATCTGGCAAAAATAGCCATTTTGACCCGCCAGAATCTGGGGGCGATCCGTTAGTAAATTCAAAACAAGATCCGTCAGATAAAAAGACTGTTGGTCAACCGCCGATGGCAGCTGACCCGCAGCAGGTTGATAAATTAAAAATTGATTACCCAAAAGTCCTGGAGGCGTATCACAGCATCCTCCCAGAAATGCCCGGAGTACTGGATATGACCGCTGATCGTCAAACCAAACTACGCAAACTCTGGAAGAAGTTCGACTTCAATCAGGAACGCTGGGCGGCTTACTTGCGCTATATCGCGAAGCATTGCCGTTGGATGCTGGAAGACCGGCCGAACGCGACTACAGGAACAACCTGGCGTCGCAAGAATTTTGATTATCTGATTACCGAGAAGTGCTATATCGCCGTCAAGGAAGAACGAGCCAACGATTTGCCAAAAGTGGCACGGGTTGATTCGGCGGGGCGGGATGAGGCATTCGGGCGTTTGGTTTCACAGCGTCGTAAGCCGCAGAACGCGGTTGAGGAATTAGCTATTGCCGCAGCAAAACGCGCAGGGCTTGGCCGGATGAATGAAGTCATGGCGCGTTCGGCATGGAAAAGTATCTGGGCAGAAGCGCAAACGACGGCGAGTGAGAATGAATTGAAGGAGCTGGCGTCATGATTGATTTTACCCAAACCCAGTATGTTCAGGATCTGGAAGCACTTAAATCGAGTGAAAGTCATTTGTTAAAAAAGGTTGGCGATCAGTGGCGTACCCCCGATGCATTGTTCTGGGGTATCAATCAGATGTTTGGCCCACTGGTTCTGGATTTATTTAGCGACGGCGATAACAGCAAGTGTCCTGATTACTACACGGCGGAAGATAACGCGCTGGCTCAGAATTGGGCAGAACGGCTGAAAGAGCTTAACGGTGCCGCGTTCGGCAACCCGCCGTATTCTCGCGCTAAGCAACACGACGGTGAATACATCACCGGCATGACGCACATCATAAATCACACCGTGGCCATGAGAGAAATAGGTGGGCGGTATGTGTTCCTGATTAAAGCGGCTACCTCTGAGAGCTGGTGGCCAGAGCACGCTGATCATGTTGCATTCATTCGTGGGCGAGTCGGTTTTGATTTGCCGCTGTGGTTTAAACCCGCCGATGAAAAACAGGTACCTAGCGGTGCATTCTTCGCGGGTGCGGTTGCTGTATTTGATAAAACGTGGACGGGGTCAGCGACGAGTTACCTCCGATTGGAGCAACTGCTGGCAACCGGCGAGGCATTTTTAGCCCAGATCCGCAGGGAAGCTGCCCACCTGGTACCGCAAAGCCAGCAACAAAGTATTCCTGAAATTATTCCGGTACTGGGTAGTGAGGTTTCGGCATGCTCCTAACCCTTCCATTCCCACCCTCAGTCAACAGCTACTGGCGCGCCCCGAGCAAGGGGCCGTTAGCCGGTCGCCATTTGATCAGCGCCAAAGGGCGTCAGTTTCGTACCGAGGCGTTGGCCTGTGTGCTTGAGCAACTGCGGCGGGTGCCAAAAATCATCACTGAGCCGGTATCGGTCGCCATCGTTTTTTATCCCCCTAATTTGATACGCCGGGATCTGGATAACTTCCTGAAAGCCCCTCTGGATGCACTGACGCATGCCGGTGTCTGGGCTGATGACAGTCAGGTGAAAAAATTAACGATGGAGTGGGGGCCGGTAACCAAAGGCGGCAAAGTAGATATACAAATTAGGGAGCGACAGAATGCTGGATAAAAACTCAGTGCTGCTGTATTTTGTCTTGGCAGTCACCTTTATTTTCGCGGAGAGGGGTGACAGAACCAACAACCAGTGTGGAGTGAAAAACGTATGACGACTGTCGTAGGCGTTACCTTATCCAATTCTGCTGTAACCATGAGCAGCCGTGAGGTTGCAGAATTAACTCAAAAGAGCCACGGGCACGTTTGTCGTGACATTGAGAAGATGCTGGAAGAGCTGAATGAAAACGCGACCCAGTATATCCATAATTGGATACACCCCCAGAATGGGCAGGCATACCGCGAATTTCGGTTAGATCGTGACCATGTAGAATGTTTGCTTGCAGGTTATAGTTCTGTATTACGCATGAAGGTCATCCGCCGACTGCGTGAGCTGGAAGATCGAAACCCAATCCCCCAAACACTCCCCGAGGCATTACGCCTTGCTGCCGATCTGGCAGAAGAAAAACAAAAACTGCTATCAGAACTCGCCATTGCTGCCCCGAAAGCGGAATTTGTCGATCGCTATGTCAATGCGACCGGCTCAATGGTATTTCGTCAGGTGTGCAAGCTGTTACAGGCGAAAGAAACCGACTTCCGGTTATTCCTGATCGAAAATAAAATCATGTACCGACTGACCAACGGGCTGATCCCCTACCAACACCATATTGACCTTGGCCGCTTTGAAGTGAAGACCGGCACCAGCACCGTCAGCAATCACGCCTTTACCCAGGCACGTTTTACCCCTAAGGGCGTTAAGTGGATCGGCGGCTTGTGGGCTGAACATCTGGCGGCTGGTGAGGCAGCATGAGTCAGCCTCTAGGGCTGTTATCTTTTAGGTCGCCTTTAAATTCTTCGCGGAGAGAGGCGGCAAAACCAACAATAAGTGTGGAGTTAATGATGAATGATTTGATTGTGATCGAGGGTATTTCCGTTCGTCTTGATAATGCGGGTCGTTATTGCCTGAATGATTTGCATCGTGCAGCAGGTGCAGAAGAGCGCCATACCCCGAAATATTGGTACAGCCTGCAACAAACTCAGGAGCTTGTGCAAGTTTTAAGCGATGGGGGAATTCCCCCATCGGAACAAAATCAGCCGGTTAGTGTTATTCGTGGTGGTAATCAACAGGGCACGTACGTGTGCAAGGAGCTTGTTTATTCTTATGCCATGTGGATTAGTGCATCATTCAGTTTGAAAGTTATTCGAACTTTCGATCACATAGTCAGCCAACCAACCACAGCAGTAAACCCATCAGCAGATAAAATGCAGGCTGGTGTCATTTTGTTGGAGTTTATGCGGAAAGAACTCAACCTCTCTAATTCTTCCGTTCTTGGCGCGTGCCAAAAGCTACAGCAAGCGATCGGTTTGCCAAATTTGACCCCTGAATATGCCATAGACGCGCCATCCGATGCGCTAGAGGGTTCAAGTCTGCCAACAATGGCGCTCAGTACGGTATTAAAAACCCAATCAATAACCAGTGTTAAACCCGTGGAGGCATTTCGTCGCCTGCAGGATTTGGGGATTGTTGAGCGAAAATCTCGCCCAAGCAGTTCAGCCAGCGCTAAGGGGGGAGCCAAACAGTTTTGGTCAGTGACATCGAAAGGATTGATATATGGTAAAAATATCACCAGTCCAGGGAATTCGCGCGAAACCCAACCTCACTTTTATGAATCAAAAGCTGTCGAACTCATCAAGTTAATACTTACGGCTAAAGCAGCATGAGAGCGCTATTAACGCCATTTATCCAGCGCGAACTGGGTGTTGTGATGCTTAAACCCGGCGCGGATCTGTTGCCGTATATGTCTGGGCGATTGCTGGTGGCCACTGAGCCGGAAGAGTTCAAAAATCTGCCTGCCGGCTTGTTGCCCGTAGAAGACCAACAGTTAGCCAATGATCCGCGTCTGGAAACTTTCTTCAGCCATGAACGGGTTATCAGTGCAGCCGGTGGACACCGGGCGCTGAAAGAGTGGGTAGAGCGGAAAGGCAAGTGTCAGTGGTCGGATAAAAAAGGCTATCACGATAAGAACCTGACCTTACTTGAGTACGACGGCAGTGCTATCTGTTTGTGTTGGTACCACGATCACAAGGTTCGGGAGCAAACACTAAAACAACTGGATGCTATCGCCGTAGCGAACCTACAGGCATGGATTGTCGATTGTACTCGTCGAGACTTGATGATGCCGAAAGAGCATCAACTGACGCTGCCAGAACTGTGCTGGTGGTCAGTGTTGTATGGAGTCTATGACCTACTGCCGGATGCGATCGCTCGTGTGTCCCTGCGAATGCCCGTTGCCAAAATAGAAACCGGTGGCACCAAAGAAAGCGATATTACCTGGTCACCGGCACCGATTCAAATTATCGAAACCAAGGTTGAACGGATGAAGCCGGTATTGGCATTAAAGGTCGATCCCGCACCGCCAGCCAGTTTTATGCTCAAACCCAAACACCTACGTTGGGAAAGCCGCAAGTATCTGCAATGGGTGAAATCTCAGCCTTGCTGCGGCTGCGGCAATCAGGCTGACGATCCTCACCACATCATCGGACACGGGCAAGGTGGCATGGGTACCAAGTCCCACGACTTCTTTACCATTCCGCTATGTCGCCAGTGCCACGATGGATTACATCGAGATCAGCGTGCATGGGAACGGCAGCACGGTAGCCAGATAGCGCTGTTATTTAAATTTCTCGATCGGTCAATTGCGATCGGTGCTTTGGCCTGAAAATTGTTGTGTATAGGCATCCGGCACGCGGGTCGGTTAAACAGTGGAGATAGCAATATGGAATTAGAATCAGCAATTAAACAGTTTAGCCCTAAAAGCCAGATGATTACCGATGCGCCTCGTGCTACTTCATCAACTTCTCTCACTGGGCCTGACATTGCCGCAGCAATGGGCATGGCAGAGTCCAGAGCAGGATTTGGGATGGCGGCTTACATGGGTAAGCTTGGGATCAGCAAAGAAGATAAAATTCGAACGATTGAGCAGCTTACTCAATATGCTAAACAGCAGGCTCCAAAGCATGTAGGCAAAGCTGCGGGTAAACGGCTGGCGCAATGTATGGTTATCCTGGCTAAGTTTGCCTATGCCGAATACAGCAATTCAGCTGCATCAGTAACCATTTGTGCAAGCTGTGATGGGAGAGGGCTGGTTGACGAAGTCAAAACATATAAAAATCAGATGGCTGTAGATAGAAAAGAGTGGCTTGATAATTTGCCAAATGGTCTGGGGTTGTTCTACGCCAGTGAGCCAATATCGCGTAAAGAGGGTCAGGAGATTATTCAAACTCTCTGCAAGCCCTGCAATGGTAAGGGGGTTATCTCCCTGCGCTGCCGTTGTAATGGTACTGGCAAAGTTCGTGATATTGAAAAGTCTAAGCTACTCGGCGCGCCAGTAGAGAAGATATGTGAGCGTTGTACTGGTCGCGGATACAAGCGGACACCTTCATCTACAGCTTACGCGGCGATTACGGCATTGCTCCCAGAACTTAACGAGAGGACGTGGCGACGTAACTGGAAACCATTTTATGAGTCACTAGTGGCTAAATGCGACAGGGAGGAATGCCATGCACAAGATGAGTTTGGACGAATAACACGTTAACGTTATTTTTTCATCTTATCGCGTCAAGATTGAGATATTTATTTGCTTTTTGTCCGAAGTTGTCGTAACTTCTGTAAATAGTAGGACACTTGTTTAGATACTCTGTTTTACTCCATATCAAAGACCTCGCCATTGTGCGGGGTTTTTTCGTTTATATGGTGATGAGTTTGGTACTTCCCTATTACAGAGAACAAACGAAAAGCCCCGGCAAATGCCAGGGCTTAATTGTTTGTGGAATGGGCGGTAGAGGTGTGCTGATAACACGGCCTCTACCATTCGCCTGTTTGGAATCTCACAGGCGAACCAAGGCCCAACGCTTGTGTGCACAAAGCGGATCTGAGCCTACCAAAAAACGGTAGAACGATCTATGAAAAACACTGTTAATTTAAACAGTATTAAAATTGTTAACGCTGATTCCCTCCAATACATCCAAACCTTACCCGCAGAAAGCATTGACCTGATAGCCACTGACCCACCGTATTACCGGGTTAAATCCTGCAAATGGGATAACCAGTGGGAAAGTGAATCGGCTTATTTGGTCTGGCTGGATGAGTTACTGGCTGAATTTTGGCGGGTATTAAAGCCATCAGGCAGTTTGTATCTATTTTGCGGTTCCCGCTTGGCGGCAGACACTGAACTGCTGGTTCGTGGGCGTTTTAAGCTGCTGAACCACATTATCTGGGCTAAACCATCTGGTCCATGGCGGCGCATGCATAAAGAGGATCTGCGGGCTTATTTTCCAGCCACTGAGCGGATTATCTTTGCAGAGCATTATGCGGGGCCATTCACGCCCAAGGGCAGCACTTATGCCGACAAATGCAAAACGCTAAAACAGAATGTCTTCAAGCCATTAATTGATTACTTTCGATCGGCCAGGGATTCATTGGGCGTTTCGGCAAAAGAAATAAATGCAGCTACCGGCAAACAAATGTCCAGCCATTGGTTTAGCGAGAGTCAGTGGCAGCTGCCTAGTGCTGAACAATACATGCTACTCCAACATTTGTTTGATCGGGTTGCATCGGAAAAGTACCAGAAAGGGTGTTTGGCAAAGCCGCACCATGAATTGGTGAAGACATATCAGACGCTAGATCTGCAGTATTCAGAACTCAAAGCAGAATATGAACACTTACGCCGCCCGTTCAGCGTATCGGTTGATGTTCCCTATACCGATGTTTGGACATTTCCCTCAGTCCCATTTTACCCAGGCAAACACCCGTGCGAGAAACCGGCTGAACTGATGGAGCATATTATCCGTTCCAGTAGCCGCCCCGGTGATGTCGTGGCCGATTTTTTTCTGGGATCGGGAGCGACATTAAAGGCCGCGGTTAAGTTGGGTAGGAAAGGGATGGGGGTGGAGCTGGAAGAAGAGCGGTTTAAGCAGACCGTTGGTGAACTGCGTGATTTAGAAATTAAGCGCGAGAGTGATAAGGGGGCCTGTGAGATCTGTAACGTTTAGCTAGCCAAATAAAACTAGATTCGGCGGGGTTTTGCATTGTATGAACCCTGAAAACGAGAAGTCCCGACAATCGAGTATTCATTGTCAGGGCTTTTTTTGTTTGTGGAATAGGCGGATATCTTCATTGAAAAGTGCATATTTTATTAATGATCAGCAGCCTCACCATTAGGCATTCTTTGTTTTACTCGCCACACAATAGTAATGGCGGGTTGGAATTATCACCTTGATTTACTATTTACCTCGGCCACATGGACAAATAATCCTGAAAGGTATTCATCATGTCTAATTCATTAAAATATCCCATTATTCTCGTTCACGGTTTCAGTGGTTTCGATAAGATCGCTGGAATCTATCCTTATTTTTTCGGTATTCAGCAAGCACTGGAAAAAGCCGGAGCTACTGTATTCACTGCCTCTATATCGGCAGAAAACAGTAATGAAGCTCGTGGTGAACAATTACTCAGTTTTATAAAACAAGTCATTCAGTTAACCGGAGTCCACAAGGTCAACCTGATTGGCCACAGTCAAGGCCCTTTGGCCTGTCGCTACGTCGCTGCCATTCGTCCCGAACTGGTTGCGTCTGTTACCTCCGTTAATGGGGCAAACTTTGGCTCGGAAATTGCCGATCTGGTTCGTTTGGCGGTGAAACCAGGCTCCCTTCCAGAAGCGATTGCGGGCGCAGTGATGAACGCTTTTGGCTCATTCCTTTCCATTATGACTGGTCGTCCCTCTCAACCACAAGACAGTGTCGCAGCGCTTAACTCGCTCACCAGCGAAGGCGTCGCTAAATTCAATGCCAAATATCCGCAGGGTTTGCCAAGCCATTGGGGAGGCGAAGGTAAAGAATATGAGAATGGCGTTTATTATTATTCTTGGGGTGGGATTATTAATTACAACCCGATTGAGCAGGGACTCAATAATTTTGATCCGCTGCATACTTCAATGGTTGCCCTCTCATTTCTGTTCACCAAAGAACGGTTACAGAATGATGGGTTAGTTGGGCGCTATAGTATGCATCTAGGAAAAGTTATCCGTTCTGATTATTCAATGGATCACCTGGATGCTATCAATCAAACTGCGGGGGTTGTTACCAGTAGTACCAACCCTGTTCAACTATTTGTCGAGCACGTGGCACGTTTAACATCGAAAGGGTTATAACTTTCGGGAACGTCTTAAAGGTCGCTGCAAAGTTGAGTCGGAAGGGGATGGGTGTGGAACTGAAAGAAGATAGATTTAATCAAACAGTTAAAGAAATGGAGGGGTTGATCACATAGTGTCGATTTTGTTCCAGTTTTATTTGCGCCTGAATGATAAATTAAAATTATATTCTAGGTACTTATGAGGTGGTTTGTATGTTTTGGCAAGGTATATCGTTTGCATTTTCTTCAGGAGACATTTCTTCAACAATGCATCTTGCCATTGATCAAGTACCGAAGTTGATACTTGATTCGGAGTTTTCATGGGGCAGCGCATTTGTAACAATTTTTGGTTCATTTATTGCAGGATTTATTCCAGCATTGATTTCATTGAAAGCTATTAAGAGCAATAATAATTTACTTATTTCACAAGTAAAATTGAATCATGTGGTTGAGCGAGTCAATAAAATAAGAGAATTTAGCGCAAGATATGCTGCTGAGATGGAAACTATGTTCTCTTCATTACTTGCTAAACGCAGGATGCTGCCTGAATCTACAGGTGGTATATTAAATGAGATGTTTGATGCAGCAGCTAAAGTGAATACATATAGTAACTCAATAGTTCTATTACTTAACACTGATATTCCTGAGTCTAAGACTATAGAGAATAATATTAAACGCTGTGAGGACGTAATACGAACCGCTCTTGATAAAGGGATACCATTAGATGCGGTTCAAATACCTGGACTTCAAGAGTCATTGAATGAATTTGTTAAAAATATACGTATATATTTAAAAGTAGAAATGGATAGCATTCGTAACTCGTAATTTTTAGTTAAATGGTAAAAGTAATTAGTTTAAGTAACCATAACAAAATAAGGGTTCGCAACGGCGAGTCTTTTCCGTTTTAGCCCACCAGCCACCCAATCAACTCCACACACATTACTCCGCATGAGTGGCTGCGCTGGTGGGCTAAATTCCTCAAAACAATACCCGACAATGCCGGGAATAATATTCCCCATTGGGGAGGTGGTTATGAAGATGCATAACGAATTGCATACATGGGCAGACTGGATAGAACTGTTTAATGCCTGGTGGCGAGGTGATGTTCCGCTCGGTGGTGTCCTGTTGTCGGTAGTGATGGCGGCATTACGCGTGGCCTATACCGGCGGTGGATGGAAGAAAACCTTTCTGGAGGGGCTGACTTGCGGGGCATTAACGCTTACTGCTGTCAGTGCGTTGGAATACTTCGATTTACCGCAGCAACTCACACTGGCCGTTGGTGGGCTAATTGGCTTTATCGGTGTTGAGCAAATTCGCGCTTTGGCGCTCCGTTTTGTTGGCAACCGCATTGGCGGCGGTAACGATACTAAACCTCAGGTATAAACCATGACCCCTTATCAATTCAGAATGGCGGCTAATATCAGCGCCGAACTTGCTGCGCGTTGGATTCAGCCTGTTACCGAGGCAATGACAGAATTCGGCATAACCGCCCCAGAACAGCAAGCCATGTTTATTGCGCAGGTGGGGCATGAGTCAGCCAGTTTCACGCTGCTGGTGGAGTCGTTCAACTATAGCGTTAACGGTTTGATTGCTACGTTCGGCAAGCGGTTATCAGCTGGTCAGGCTTCGGCGCTAGGTCGTCAGCGTGGTGAAACGTCAGTACCGCTTAATCGTCAGCAGGCTATTGCCAATCTGGTGTATTCCGGCCGGATGGGGAATAAAGGCTCGGCAGATGGTTGGAAATATCGCGGTCGCGGGCTGATTCAGGTTACCGGGTTAGATAATTATCGCCTGTGCGGTACCGCACTCAAGCTGGATTTGGTCGGTAATCCCGATCAGCTGCAGCTTGATATGCATGCAGCGCGTTCTGCTGCCTGGTTCTGGCAGTCCCGCAATTGTGGTCAATATGCTGACGATATTCAGCGCGTGACGTTGCTGATCAACGGTGGCTATAACGGTATTGATGACCGCAAGGCGCGGTTTGAAACTGCCCGACGAGCATTGCTATGACCTGGATATTCAGTCACTGGCGCTTTGTTGGAGTAGTTGCACTGTCAGGATTGGTATTAGCACTGGCATTCAACAGTTACCGCCTCTCAAATCAGGTTGAAAAACAGGAAGTCACCTTGAAAGCGGAGCTGGCCACTAACACAGCACTCGGTAACATCATCGATGGATACAGTGCCAACGATGCCGCCAACCGAGCCGCCACCGCCCGCCAGTTAGATAACGAGAGGAAATTACGTAATGAGAGTGACGCACGGCTTAAGCGGTTTCAGGCTGCGGCGGCAGGCGATTTATGTGCTGACAGCCAGTTGCCTGACGATGTTGTTAGTCTCCTGCGGGAATAGGCCACCAGTACCCATTACAGAGTGCCAGATACTGCTCCCGCCAGAATCGGCATTAACTGAATGTGAGGTACCGGAGTTCGTCGGTACTACTTGGGGTGATAGCGGGCTTTATGCGCTAGCCCTCAAGCGTGAGCTGCGGATCTGTAAGGGGCGGCTGGATGAGGTTATTGGGTGGCGGCAGAATGCCGGTCGGAAGTTATGAATGAACTGCTCAGCGCTTTATTAGGGTTGCTAGCTCTCATTGTCATGCTCCCCGTCATTGCTGCTGTTCTGATATGTTCTGGCGGGAGTGGTGCAGGCAGCAATCCGCCACCGAATTTAAAACGACCAGTCCCACCACCTAAACCACCAAAGAAGCATAACAAGTAAAATAAACGGCTTGCAGAGTTATATCCGTATCCAGTGCCAATAGAGCCTGACTTAGGTCGGGCTTTTTTTATGCAGTAAATTCAGCGCATTCTCCGCGCAAAAAAACCAAGAGTCTTTTTCGGGATGTGAGGCAGAGATAGGACGGTGGCTTTCATCGTGCCGCTCTTGGGCTGTCCATATCTGGAGAACTGACTCATATCCCAAAAAGGAAATACGATGAAAGAATTAACAGTCCTCCCTGAGTCTGACTTCACCAAAATGGTGATGACAGTACAAGGCAAGGTTTTTACCACAAGCCAGAAGATCGCAAACTACTTTGGTAAAAATCATAAGAACGTATTGAGAAAAATAAGACAAACAATCAGTGAGTGCCCTAATGACTTTGCCCAGCTCAATTTTGAGCCTGCTGATTTCATTGATAAAAATGGTGAAGCACAGCCAATGTTTAAACTATCAAAAGACGGATACATGCTTGTAGTGATGGGTTTCACTGGTAGCGCGGCAATGCTGATAAAGATTCGATATATCCAGGCGTTTAACTGGATGGCAGAACAACTAAGCAGATGGCAGGAAGTAGGCGAGGAAGCCCAACACCGACATGCGCTAAAGGTTGCCAAGTCAGAAGTGAAGGCGAGGATCGGCAGTAACTTAATGAACCACCGCAAAAAAGAGAAAAAGCTTCTGGCATTGGAGTATGAGCAGATACTTTCGCTAACTCAGCCAAAGCTTCTCTTTGATTAATTCAGTGTGCAATTTTACGTTTTGCATGAAAATCAATTGGTTACAGATTGAGAGCCACGACAGGCCAGTGAGTATGGGACGGGCTTAATACATCGGTAGTTTTTCTATTTGGAGCAATACCATGCCACCTCGCATCCCTCGCGCCTGTCGTAAGCATGGGTGCCGTAATACCACCATTCACTGTTCTGGCTATTGCCCTGAGCATCAGAATACCGGATGGGAGAACCACCAGCAGGGTAAGACCAGACATGAGCGTGGCTATGGCGTTAACTGGGATAAGTTGAAGCCACTGATAAAGGCCAGAGACAAAGGGCTGTGCCAACAGTGTCTGCGTGAAGGTCTGGTGGTGTCGGGTACTACGGTTGACCACATCATACCCAAGGCTCACGGCGGCACTGATGACCCATCCAACCTTGAACTGCTGTGCTGGCCGCACCATCGCAAAAAGACCGCAGTTGAGCGGATCAGATAGCGATAAATAGCACTAAGGGGAGGGGGGGTAAAATCTCTACAGCCCTTGTCCTACCGTACCGCCAGCCTCGTCAGATTTTTATACGTCCGAAATAAGAAATCTTTTTTCGATAATTTTTAACATTTGGAGTCATTAATGGGAACAGCGATGAGGGCTGCTGGTGGGGGAAGAAAACAGAATTTACCCACCAAAAATAAAAGCAGTCTGACCCGAATTGCTCCCCCAAAAGAATTATTGAGCGAGACGGCGATCGGACTTTGGAAAACGCAAAGCAAAATCCTGATCGAGCGCGGCACGTTCGAATTAGAAGATGCACCTCTGTTACTTGCCTACTGCAATTCCTTTCACCTGATGATTACCGCTGAAAAAGTTATCACCAAACTGGCTCTCAACGATCTTGAGAACTTGGGTCTGGCAGATCTCGGCGGTACCGGTGGATTAAAAAAACATCCGGCAGTTGCCGTCCGTAACGACTGTGTTTCTCAACTGGCGCGCCTCGGCTCGCTGCTCGGTCTAGATCCCCTTAGCCGAATAAGAATGACCGGGGGAAGTTCACCAGAGGAAGAAGAGAACGAATTCGACGAGTTTTAACTATGGCAACATACCCTCACGTAAATGCAGCAAATCAGTATGCGCGGGATGTGGTCAGCGGAAAGATAATTGCGGGTTTATATGTCATTGCCGCCTGTCAGCGTCACATTGATGACCTGGCTGCGTCCAAAAATAAAAATTACCCATACCGGTTTGATAAAGATAAAGCAGAGCGGGCCTGTCGGTTTATTGGGTTAATGCCCCACACCAAAGGCGAGTGGGCGAGAAAACGGCTAAAAATAACACTGGAACCCTGGCAGCAATTTATCTTTGCTGTTGGGTTCGGTTGGCTAAAGAAGAAAAACAAACTCCGTCGCTTCACTGAGATTTATGTCGAGGTGCCTCGGAAAAACGGTAAATCCCTGATTGCCGCTGGCGTTGGTAATTATATGTTCTGTGCTGACGGAGAGTTTGGCGCGGAAGTTTATTGCGGTGCGGTGACAGAAAAGCAGGCGTGGAAGGTGTTTCAGCCTGCGCTGCTGATGGTGCAAAAACTGCCTGCGATGCGGAAGAAATTTTCCATCAAGCCGTGGGCTAAAAAAATGACTCGCCCGGACGGTTCGGTATTTGAACCTGTTATTGGTGATCCGGGTGATGGTGATTCGCCGTCATGCGCCATCATTGACGAGTATCACGAACATGCCACGGATTCGCTGTATACCACAATGACCACTGGCATGGGTTCGCGAAGCCAGCCAATGACGCTGATCATTACCACGGCAGGTTTTGATATGCAGTCGCCGTGCTATGAAAAGCGCACACAAATTGTAGAAATATTGGAGGGCATCCGTAAAGGTGGCGAAAGCGATCACATCTTCGGGATTATTTATACCCTTGATAAAAATGATGATTGGACTCAGCCAGAGGCATTAGCCAAAGCCAACCCCAATATGGGGGTTTCCATTGAACCCGATTTTCTGCGGGCTAAACAGCAACTGGCCATTTCGACCCCGAGCCAGACCAACAAGATTAAAACCAAACACTTCAACATTTGGGTAACGGCTAAATCAGCTTATTACAATATGGAGAAGTGGAAGGATGCAACGGATAAATCGCTCACCTTAGAGCAATTTAGTGGGGAAGAGTGCTATCTCGGTATTGACCTGGCTTCAAAGCTGGATTTGAACTGCGCTTGCCCCATATTTATGCGGGAAATAAACGGCAGGAAGCATTATTACTGCGTCGGCGCGATGTTCTGGGCACCGGAAGATACCATTTATTCAACCGCAACCGAGCTAAAACGTACCGCAGAACGTTATCAAAACTTTGTTCAGCAGGGTTTTTTAATCCCCACGGACGGAGCGGAAGTGGATAACCGGCTTATTTTCGAAACAATATCCAAGTTGAATAAGCAGGTGAAAATAGTCTCTTCCCCTATTGACCCACATGGCGCAACCAGTCTTTCACATCTTCTGGATGAAGAGGGGGTGTCGCCCATTATCATCACGCAAAACTTTACCAATATGAGTGATCCAATGCGGGAGATTGAAGCGGCCCTTGCTGCTGGGCGTTTTCATCATGACGGCAACCCCATCATGCAATGGTGTATGACCAACGTGATTGGTCGGTATTACCCAGGCAGTGATGATCGGGTGCGACCAACCAAACAGGGTGATGAAAACAAAATTGATGGGGCTGTTGCGCTAATCATGGGGGTCGGCCGAGCCATGCTCAATAAGCCCGGTGATTTCCTTTCCAACCTCGATCCAGACGAAGAACTGCTTATCTTATGAAATCACTGATTATCGACATTATCGGGGTAGCCGGTTTCGGTTTACTCATGGCGGGGCTTTATCTGCAATTTGGCACAGCGACGGCATTACAGTGCGCGGGTGGTGGAATGTTGATATTCGCACTGTTCGCCGCAAGGAGAAAATACCGTGCTACTTGATGCTTTATTCCGCAGTAACCCACTGGAGAACCCAGCTACTCCGTTAACGGGTGAGTCAGCAGAAGAGGCCGGTTTCTTCAAATCTGACGTTTTTGTCAGCCCGGAAACCGCCATGAAACTGGGGGCGGTTTATGCCTGTATTTATGTTCTGTCCTCCACTCTGGCCCAGATGCCGCTGCATGTGATGCGTAAAACCGGAAACACGGTTGAAGTGGCGCGAGATCACCCTGTTTTTTACCTGGTACATGATGAGCCTAACGTTTGGCAAACCAGTTACAAATGGCGGGAGCTAAAAGAGCGCCATGTGCTTGGTTGGGGGAATGGTTACACCAAAGTTGTGCGCTCACGGCGCGGTGAGATAGTTAGCCTTGAAGCCTGTATGCCGTGGGAAACCACTCTGTTAAATACAGGCGGCCGCTACACCTACGGCGTTTATAACGACCAAGGTACCTTTGCTGTCAGCCCTGACGACATGATCCACATTCGGGCGCTGGGCAATAACCAGAAAATGGGGCTAAGCCCTATCCTGCAACATGCTGAGACTATCGGCATGGGCATGAGCGGCCAGAAATATACCAGCAACTTCTTCAACGGTAATGCCCGTCCAGCAGGGATTGTGTCGGTTAAGGGGGAGTTAAATAAAGACTCATGGGAAAGATTAAAAGAGATGTGGCGTAAAGCCGCTGCTGCGTTGCGTAATGAAGAAAACAAAACCATGCTGCTGCCAGCGGATCTGGATTATAAGGCGCTGACGGTTTCGCCGGTCGATGCCCAGATCATTGACATGCTCAAACTGAACCGCTCCCAGATAGCGGGGATTTTCAATATACCGGCCCACATGATCAACGACCTGGAAAAGGCCACGTTTTCCAACATTACCCAGCAGTCGATCCAGTTTGTGCGTCACACGGTCATGCCGTGGATTGTGAACTGGGAGCAGGAATTAAACCGCCGGTTATTTACACGAGCTGAATGGGCAGCAGGCTACTACGTCCGCTTTAATCTGGCTGGTTTATTGCGCGGCACTCCGCAGGAACGCGCCAATTTCTACCATTTCGCCATTACTGATGGCTGGATGTCGCGCAATGAAGCCCGCGCCTTTGAAGATATGAACCCAGTAGACGGACTGGATGAAATGTTGGTCAGCGTCAATGCGGCCAAATTAACCACCTCAAATACTGATATCGAGCCCAACGATAAAGGATCGAGCAATGAGTGAGACAGAAAAACGCTGTTATAGCGGGGAGGTACGGGCAGAACAGCGAGAGAATGAGCCAACCCGCATTATTGGCTACGGCTCGGTGTTCAATACCCGCTCAGAACCGCTGTGGGGGTTTCGTGAAATCATTAAGCCTGGTGCATTTGATGATGTGCTGGGGGATGACGTGCGCGGCCTGTTTAACCATGACCCTAATTTTATTCTTGGCCGCAGCAGTGCTAACACTCTCACCGTGTCGGTCGATGAACGCGGTCTGCAATACAACATTTTAGCACCCGACACACAAACTATTCGTGATCTGGTTATTGCGCCAATGTCGCGTGGTGACATCAACCAATCTTCATTTGCTTTCTCGGTCGCTCGCGATGGAGAACGTTGGTACGAGGATGAAGAAGGGATTGTTATTCGGGAGATTTCTAAGTTTTCCCGGCTGTATGACGTTAGTCCCGTCACTTATGCAGCCTATCAGGATGCTGATTCAGGTGTCCGCTCGATGCAAGCCTGGCAGGAAGCGCGAGATAGCGGCGCGCTACAACAAGCCATTAACCACAAAATGGCGCGTGAGCGCCTGCTGACTTTGATTAACGCCTAAGGAAATAAATGTATGCCTATGAAATTGCACGATATTAAGCAAAAACGTAATACCATTTCAACGGATATGCGCGCTTTGCATGACAGTATTGGTGATAACGCCTGGACTGATGAGCAACGAACCAACTGGAATAAGGCAAAAACCGAGCTTCAGGCGTTGGATGATCAAATCTCGCGAGAAGAAGAGCTGCGCAGCCTAGATCAGCAGTTTGTTCAGGATCAGGAGCAAGAACAGCGGCAACAGACTGGCACCCCAGAGGGACAGCAACAAGAACAGCGCCAAAAAGCATTTAACAAGTTCTTGCGTCATGGGCAAAGTGAACTGAGTGCCGAAGAGCGCAGCGCTTTGCGCGAGTTACGTGCGCAAGGTACTGCCCCCAACGATAAAGGCGGCTATACCGTCCCGACCCAGTTTCGCGCCATGATTGTCGAGGCTATGAAAGCCTACGGTGGTATTGCCAGCGTTGCCCAGATCATGAACACCGACAATGGGCAGGATATTGAATGGGCCACCTCTGACGGTACCACCGAAGAGGGGGAATTGTTGGGAGAGAATACCGAAACCAATGAGCAAGATGTTGAGTTTGGCTCTGGTTCAATCGGTGCCAAAAAGCTGTCATCTAAAATCATTCGCATCTCTAATGAGCTGCTTCAGGACAGCGGCGTCAATATTGAAGCATTCTTGGCGGGTCGTATTGCTCAGCGTATTGGGCGCGGTGAGGCTAAATATCTGGTTCAAGGGACCGGTGCAGGTGCACCGTTACAACCCAAAGGCTTAGTGGCCTCTGTCACGGGTATCACTCCAACCGCAGCGGCCACTACTTTTACTTGGAAAGAGATGAACGCTCTTAAGCATTCCATCGATCCTGCCTACCGCAATGGTTCTAAATTCCGTTGGGCATTCAATGATTCAACATTGAAAATCCTCACCGAAATGGAAGACTTGCAAGGTCGCCCGCTGTGGTTGCCTGAGATCATTGGTGGTGTGCCAGCTACCGTCTTACAAGTGCCGTATGTAATTGATCAGGCGATCGACAACATTGCTGCGGGTAAGAAATTTATGTTCTGTGGCGACTTTGATCGTTTCATTGTTCGTCGTATCACTTACATGACATTGAAGCGCCTGGTAGAGCGTTATGTCGAGTTTGACCAAACTGGCTTCCTTGCTTTTCACCGCTTTGACTGCATTCTGGAAGATACCGCCGCTATTAAAGCGCTGGTGGGTAAACCTGCTGCTGGTGGCTAATTTCACTCGGACTTAAAACATGCCGCTTTCGCGGTTTTTTTATGCCCGCAATCTGGGATCAGGCTGCGGGTATGGAGGTTTTCATGCTGTTAACACTGCCAGAAATTAAGGCTCAGTGTCGGCTGGATGTTGATTTTGACCATGAAAATGACCTGTTAACCTTGATTGGCACTGCAGCAGAAAAACGGGTCATCAGCTACACCAACCGTAAATTATATGCGGACGCGGTACCCGAAGCAGACTCTGACGGGTTAGTTCTGGAGGCGGATATCAAACTGGCCATGCTGCATTTAGTCAGCCATTGGTATGAAAACCGCTCATCGGTCAGCGACTATGAACAATCCGAAGTGCCAATGAGTTTTTACTTCCTCGTTGGCCCATACAGGTTTATTCCGCTATGACTCAACGCCGCTTCACTGAAATCACCGCCACTTACCGCACTCCGTCGATTGGCGAACTAAATAAGCGCGCTCAGTTCCGTACCCGCGAAGATGTTCCCGGCAACGGGCATATGGGGATTGATACCGTTTATCACAATACCTTTGATACCTGGGCTAAGCTGTCAGCGATTGGTGATTCTATCCGTATTGGTTCGATGCAGATAGATGTCGCCATTACGCACCGCATTGTTATCCGCTACCGAAGCGGTGTCACCACCGATGATGAGGTGGTCATCAATAAAATAGTTTATCGGGTTAAGGGCACCACCAACCTGAATGAGGCCAGTCGCTTTCTGGTTATCACTGCTGAAGAGCTGGGTAGCGTAGAAGCTATCGGGGAGGGGCATTAATGGCGATTGAGAACTCTACCAGCGGCCTATATCTGCATGTCGATTTTGATAAAACGCCAGAATTAACCTTTAACAAAGCACGAGTTCGGCGGGCATTTGTCACGGTCGGCCAAAGTGTTTTACGGGAATCGCGCCGTTTGGTGGCACGGCGAGCGATATCAAAAGCAGGAGATGCACCGGGCTATCGTACTGGGCGGCTAGCTAAATCCATTGGTTATCGTGTCCCCACCGCAACGGCAAACCGCCCCGGCTTCCTCGTCCGGATCGCCCCAAACCAGAAAGGCGGCAAAGGTTCGCGTCCTATTGATGGCGCGTTCTATCCTGCTTTCCTGTTTTATGGTGTTAAACAGGGCGCTCGTCGCAATAAAAATCACCGTCGCGGTGGTGCTGGTGGGGATGGTTGGAAAATCAAACCCCGTAAAAACTTTATGGAGCAGGCATTGTTCAACCGGCAGGCGTGGATTCAGCGTGTGTTGTTTGAGGCGCTACAAAGCTCAGTGAGGCCCGTTAAAAAATGAAACTTTCAGTGGTTATTGCTGCACTTCGATTGCGCTGCCCGTCATTTAATGGGCGCATATCCGGTGCTGCTGAATATAAAGCCATACCAGAAACGACAAAGATGGAATTACCCTCCGCTTGGGTCATTCCGCTAGATGACAATGTGGGTGAGCAAAAGTCACAAACGGACTATTGGCAGGATCTTACTGACGGTTTCGCTGTGATTGTGGTGCTGGATAACACGCCTGATCAGCGCGGACAGAAAGCTGCTTTTGATGCTGTGGATGATATACGGGCCGAGTTGTTTAAAGCGCTTCTGGGTTGGGAACCTGAATCTTGCTATGACCCGATTCAGTATGATGGTGGCAACCTGCTGGATATGAACCGCGCCCATCTTTATTACCAGTATGACTTCTCAGCAATACGGGATATTACAGCCGAAGATACCCACCAATGGGACGACCTTCAGCAGCTTGAAGAGTTGAAGAAAATCATGGTTGATGTCGATTTTATGACCCCTGACGGCACCATTGAACACAAGTTAGACCTTTCTTTTAACCAAAACGAACAGCCCCTTAACGACGAGTAACCCCTTATGCATGTGATCCCCAAAGATGGCCGGTCAGTTCCTGACCCGGTTAGAGGTGACTTTTTGCCCGCAGAGGGTCGAAACGTCGATGAAAATATTTACTGGCACCGCCGGTTAGCGTCAGGAGAAGTGACCGTCAAGGCCGCAGAACCTGAAGAAACCGCACCACCGGCACCCCTCGTTCAACCTGAGCAGAAGGCCAAAAAACAATGATCAGCTTTAACAACATCCCTAATGATTTACGGGTGCCGTTGTTCTTTGCCGAAATGGACAATAGCGCGGCGAATACGGCACAGGACAGCGGGCCATCGTTGATTATCGCCCACGCGCTGGCAACCAGTTCGATTAAGAAGAATACCTTGGTCATTATGCCATCGGCAGACAGAGCGGGGCAGGTAGCCGGTCGAGGTAGCCAGTTAGCCAGAATGGTGGCGGCTTATCGGGCTGTCGATCCCTTTGGTGAGTTGTGGGTGGTTGCTGTCCCTGAAGTCTCGGGTGATCCGGCAACCGGCACCCTCACTGTCACTGGTGCCGCGCAAGCCTCCGGCACTCTCTCTATTTATCTTGGCTCTACTCGAGTGCAGGTGATTGTCACCGCACTGGATACGCCGGCGATTATCGCTACCAGCATTGCTGCAGCAATTAATGCACTGGTTGATTTACCGGTGACCGCCATTGCTGCTGCAGGTGTTGTCACCCTTACGGCCAAAAACAGCGGCTTAACCGGTAATGGTTTGCCAATCAGCCTGAACTATCGCGGTACTGTGGGCGGTGAGCAGAATCCATCCGGCGTGAATGTGGCAATTGTTCCAATGGCTGGCGGTGCCGGTGCCGGTGCTCCGGACCTGTCTGCAACCATTGCTACCTTAGGCGATGAATTGTTTGATTTTATCGCTTTCCCGTTCAATGACTCAGCATCACTGACCACCATCGGCAAAGAGATGAACGACGATACCGGGCGCTGGAGTTGGTCACGGCAGTTATACGGCCATGTGTATACCGCGAAAGTGGGAGATTTGTCGGATCTGGTGGCTTTTGGGACTACATTCAACGACCCACATCTGACTATTGCCGGGTATGAAACCGGCGTACAGATGGCAACTGATGAACTGGTTGCGGCGCGAACAGCGCGTAATTCAGTGTTCATTCGTAATGATCCGGCACGACCAACGCAAACCGGCTTGCTGAATGGCGCACTTCCGGCTCCAGTAGGCACGCGCTTCATTCTGTCCGAGCAACAATCCCTGTTAACCCACGGCATTGCTACGGCTTACAGCGAGGGCGGGGTATTACGCATTCAGCGTGACATCACCACTTATCAGAAAAATACCTACGGCAACGCCGATAACAGTTTCCTTGATAGTGAGACGTTACATACCAGCGCCTATGTGTTGCGCCGCTTGAAGTCGGTTATCACCAGTAAGTACCCGCGCCATAAGCTGGCGAACGATGGTACCCGTTTCGGCGCAGGTCAGGCGATTGTCACACCCAAGGTGATCCGTGGGGAATTGCTTTCCATTTATCGCCAACTGGAGCGAGCGGGAATTGTTGAGAACTTTGAGCTGTTCAAGCAATACCTGATTGTCGAGCGCAACGCGGATAATCCTAACCGGCTTGATGTGTTGTTCCCACCTGATTATGTCAACCAACTGCGAGTGTTCGCGGTGCTTAATCAGTTCCGTCTGCAATATAGCGAAGAGGTGGTCTAAATGTCCCGAATTGGCGGTACGTGCTTTTTCAAAATTGATGGTCAGCAATTATCTCTGACCGGCGGCATTGAGGTGCCAATGAACACCGCGGTGAAAGACGATGTGATCGGGTTGGATGGTTCAGTGGATTACAAAGAAACTCACCGCGCCCCCTATACCAAAGGGACATTTAAAGTCCCAAAAGACTATCCCATCAGCAAGATCACTTCCGCAGACACCATGACCATCACCAGCGAACTGGCGAACGGTCAGGTATATGTACTTTCCAGTGCTTGGCTACATGGCGAAGCGAACCACAATGCCGAAGAAGGCACGGTAGATATGGAATTCCACGGGCAAGAGGGCTTTTACCAATGAAACTGACATTAACCAAAGAAATCACCGTTAGTGGTGAGAAGGTCAAAGAATTAAACCTTCGTGAGCCGACCTATGATGAGGTTTCAGAATGTGGAATGCCATTCACTATTACGCAGGATGGCGAAATTAAACTGGATTCGAAAGCCACATTAAAATATCTGCCTATTATGGCGGAGATCCCTCCATCATCTGCCCGACAGATATCGCCAAGAGATTTAATGGCTGTATCAATGAAGATACTGGGTTTTTTTACGACTTCAAAAGCGTAAAGGATCTCACTACTCGTGTTTATAACATCGCTTATTTCTGGCGAGTTAGTCCTTTAACTATAATGGCCTGTCCACTATCCAAGATAATTGAAATGGAAGGGCAGGCCGACCGTATTTCTATGGAGATAAAAAATGTCTGATAGTTTTCAACTAAAGGCGATTATCACTGGCGTTAATAAATTATCTCCAACCCTAACAACCATGCAAAAGGATCTGCGGAAATTTAAGGGGGAATTTAAAGATATTATCTCCAGCGCGGCAGTGGCAGGCGCGGCTATTACCGCCGCATTTGCCGTTCCAATCAGCCAGGCGATGGATTTTGAATCGACTATGGCTGATGTACGTAAAGTGGTCGATTTTGACAGTCCGCAGCAGTTTAAGCAGATGGCTGATGATGTGCTGGAGTTATCATCAAATTTACCCATGGCCGCTACAGGGATTGGCGCTATTGTTGCAGCGGGTGGACAAGCCGGTATCGCCCGAGGGGAATTGACCCGATTTGCCGAAGATGCTGTGAAGATGGGTATAGCTTTTGACCAGACAGCAGAAGAATCTGGCCAGATGATGGCCCAGTGGCGAACGGCATTTAAGTTAACGCAAAATGAAGTAGTTACGCTCGCTGATAAGGTGAACTACCTGGGTAACACTGGCCCAGCTAATGCCGCAAAAATATCTGAGATTGTTACTCGTATCGGTCCACTTGGTGGCGTCGCGGGTGTTGCCTCCGGCGAAATTGCGGCGATGGGGGCGACTATTGCTGGGATGGGGGTAGAATCAGAGATCGCCGCGACTGGTATTAAAAACTTTATGCTATCGCTTACATCAGGCAGTGGTAAGGGCATTAAAGGGAAGGTGTTAAAAGCCATCAAGATAGACCCTAAACAGTTGGCTGCTGATATGCAAAAAGACTCTAAAACCGCAATTCTCAAGGTGTTGGATTCGGTGGCTAAATTGCCAAAGGCAAAACAGGCAGCAGCATTGGAAGCACTGTTTGGGCGTGAGTCGTTAGGTGCTATTGCCCCGTTACTTTCTAATACTGATAAATTGCGAGAAAACTTTAAGAAAGTTGCCGATGAGCAAATCTATGCGGGATCGATGCAAAAGGAATATGCATCGCGTGCTGCAACAACGGCTAACGCAGTTCAGTTACTAAAGAACCAGTTAACGGCAGCGAGTATCTCAATCGGTGACTTATTCCTGCCCGCAATAGTAGAAGGAACGCAAGAGTTAAGGCCATTTTTGGGGCAAATTCGGCAGCTAATTAAAGCCAATCCAGAATTAATCAAGACCACTTTAAAGCTAGGTCTCTATTTGGCTGGTGTGGCTGTTAGCGTATCAGCGATAACTAAAGCTATCGGTATTATGAATTTCGTCACGAAAATGACGCCGCTGGGTAAATTACTTACCTTACTTATTGGGGCTGGCGCGCTGATTGTAGCTAACTGGGATACGGTTGGTCCGGTCTTTAAAGATATTTGGAATCAGATTAAACCCATTGTTGATATGGTGGGTGGCTTGGAAGGCTTAATGCAAGGCCTTGCTGTTTATATCGCTGGTGGATTTTTAATTTCATTCCTCAGTGGTATTAACAAAGGCAATGTTGCTGTTAAAGCCTTGTCTGGTTCGTTAACCAATCTCTTTAAATTTAGCGGTCAGGTTATAGCTATTGGTGTAATGATTAGTTTGTTTAATAAACTGAATGAGATTGGCGAAGAAGCAAAGGCAGCTGGAAAAAATGTCGGTGATTATCTTATAGATAAATCCAAGGCAGATGAGGAAGCCCGTGGCTATCATGGATTTATACCTCGACTAAAAGAGATATTAAATTACGATGGTAGCCAAAACTCTAAAGTACCTTTAGCTTCTGCTCGACATCAGGCAGTCAATGGAGAAATCACTGTTAAGTTTGATAACGCACCTCCTGGCATGGCAATTGTTGGCACTAAAACCAATCAGCCTGGGTTTGGGGTGGGCTATGATGTGGGGTACACTCAATTTTCCAATAGAAAATAAGCAGAGAAGCCAATGAAATCAAACTCATTCTGTATCGTTCTATGTTTATCGATCCTTTCATCTTCTGTATCTATTGCCTCCACACCAAAGACAAAAAACCATCAATCTAAAATAGTCACTGAGTTTAATCAGTTTGTTGCTAACGATGGGAAAGATGAAAAAGGCCAACCCGGGGTTATGTCAATTAACCTGAAATGTAGCGGTGTAGAAGAAACCATTATTATCAATGGCAATAATTCAGATCCACAACCTGTTCTAGTAGTTAGTAAACCTGAAACATTTAGCCTTACTCCTTCGGCGCACGGAGGCATGTGGCCAGACTCTTTAGAATTTGATGATATGAATGTAAAAAATATTATTGGATGGGGGTATCACTATAACGCCCCGAACGGCACAGTTTCTATTTCTATGAAAAACTCAGGTCGTGTCGAAACTATTGTGAATGCCAGCAAAGGCAAAAACAAAGGTGAGAGCAAGTCCCAATGCACTGTCACTGAATAATTGTTCCACCAATAAATAATTAACCCGCTTCGGCGGGTTTTTTAATGCCCGGAGAATGTATGAGCTGGAAAGATAAGCTATTACCGGCCTCGTTTCGTGGTGTGCCATTTAAAACGCGGGAGGATGAGGCCACTTTCGGACGCCGAACACAAACCCACGAATATCCCAACCGCGACAAGCCTTACTCAGAAGACTTAGGGCGGGTGACACGGCGCGATACTATTTCAGCCTATCTAATTGGCGACGATTACCAGGCGCAGCGCGATCAACTGATCACTGCCATTAATCAGGCGGGGCCGGGGAAATTGATTCACCCGCAGTACGGCGAGTTAAATGTCTGTATCGACGGCGAGATAAGGGTAAGCCACAACGCCGCCGATGGTCGCATGTGTACCATCAGCTTTAACTTTGTTGAAGCCGGTGAACTTTCTTTTCCCACCTCCGGCGTTGCCTCTGGTCAGAAGCTGGTTTCTTCCTGTGACGCCATGACCGATTGTGTCACTGATGCGTTTGGGAAGGATTTCGGGCTGGAGGGCATGGCAGATTTTATTCAGAACGGCGTGATCAGCGATGCCAGCGATATGATGAACACGGCGATTAAAGCTTTTGATGGTGTGAGTTCTGCCATTGCAGACGCGGGCCGCTTGCTCGATGGTGATCTGTCGGTGCTACTGATGCCCCCTAGTTCCGGCATGAATTTCGTTAACCGTCTGCAACGTATGTGGCGTTCGGGTAATAGTTTGTTGGGTAACAGTGACGACATTATCAACAAAATTAAGGGGCTGAGCGGGTTTACTGTCGGTCGTGATCTGGCTCCGCATGGGGTATGGAAAACGGACAGCAAGACCATTCAGACCCAAACCGCACAGCGAAACGTGGTGGCTCAGGCCATCCGTACCACCGCACTAACTGAAGCCGCACAGAGCGTGTCTGATTTACCGCAGACCCGTCCGCCATTGACAGCAACAGTAACCCCACAAGCACAACTGCCGCTAGTTACTCATCCGGCGGTAACGTCTCTCAGCGACGCTGTAGCCGTTATCCCGCCAGTGACTTATGAGTCATTAACTGAGATCCGCGACACACTGAATACAGCTATTGATCAGGAGCTGCTACGGGTGACGGATGATGCGCTGTTTCTGGCGATCAACACCGTGCGCGCTGATGTGAACCGCGATATCAGCATGCGGCTCGAGCAGATAGAAAAAACCACTTTCCGAACGCCAGATGAAGTGCTGCCCGCGCTGGTACTGGCGGCTGACTGGTATGACTCAGCCGCGCGCGAAACTGACATTATCGGTCGCAACCCAATCACCCATCCCGGCTTTGTGCCGGTGAAAACGCTACAGGTGCCAATTCGATGAATAACGATGTCACGCTGCGGGTCAATGGTCGCGAGTGGGTCGGCTGGACGTCGGTCTCTATCTCAGCCGGTATCGAACGTTTGGCCCGTGATTTTAATGTGGAAATCACCCGCCAATGGCCCGGCAGTGAAGAGGCCGGACACCTCCAGCCGCGAGTGAAAAAGGGCGATGCGGTCACAGTGTTGATCGGCACTGACTTGGTGGTCACCGGCTATATCGATGCCACCCCGGTGCGCTATGACGCCCGTTCGGTATCGGTGGGCATTGTGGGTCGCAGCAAAACCGAAGACCTGATCGACTGTGCCGCCCTAATAACTCAGTTTACCGGCCGCTCTTTTGTCCAGATAGCGACACAGCTTGCTGCGCCTTTTGGTGTATCGGTGGTCAATGCCGGAGTGGAAAACACACCAATGCAGGGGCTGCAGGTGGATTACGGCGAAACTGTGGTCGATGTGCTGGATAAGATGATGGGCATTCAGCAGGTGCTGGCCTATGACAATCCGGCAGGCGCATTGGTGATTGGCCCGGTGGGAGCCTCACGCACTATTACCGCACTGGTGCTGGGTGAAAATATCATTTCCTGTGACACCGAACAGAGCATTAAAGACCGCTTTTCTGAATACGTGGTAGCGGGTCAACGGTCGGGCAATGATGACGATTTTGGCACGGCAACCACCAATGCGATCCGAGCTAAAACGGTAGACGGTGGCGTAAGCCGCTATCGACCGATGGTGATCAAGCAGAGCGGCAATGCGACGGGTTCCTCGGTGATTGAACGCAGTCAGTTTGAAATGCTACGGCGGGCAGCGCGCACCGATGAGGTGACCTATACGGTGCAGGGCTGGCGGCAGGGGAACGGTGATTTATGGTCAGCCAATCAATTGGTGACGGTGTTTGATCCGGTGCTGGGCTTTAACAACCGCGAAATGTTGATAGCGGAAGTGACCTACAGCAAAAACGAACAAGGAACCCTTACCCAGCTGCGGGTTGGCCCGCCTGATGCTTACTTACCAAAACCGCCTAACCCTGACAAAAAGCGCCGTAAAAAAGCCGAAGAGGACGAATTCTAATGAGCCGATTGTTTGCGGGTATACAGCGCGGACTGTCCAATATGTTGGTTCGTGCTGTGGTTCGCCGCCTGGATTCCAGCAGTAAAAACCAGATGCTCCAAATCCAGATGATAGCGGATGAGTCAAAAGACAACATCGAGCATCTGGAACCTTATGGCTTTACCAGCGCTGCCCACATGGGCGCGGAGGCGTTCGCCGCTTTCCCTGATGGTGACCGCTCGCATGGGGTGGTGTTGGTGGTGGCTGACCGCCGGTACCGGATTAAAGGGCTGGAGTCTGGCGAGGTGGCGATTTATAGCGATGAGGGCGATAGCATTATTCTCAAGCGCGGCAACCAAATAGAGCTGAACACCCGGCAGTTTATTGTCAACGCCGAAGAAAAAACGGTATTCAATACGCCACTGATTGAAGCCAGCGGTCAGATCAAAGCTCATGGCAATGTCGAGTCTGCAGCTGATGTTCAAGACAAAATCGGCACTATGGCGGCAATGCGTGACCAGTTTAACTCGCATACTCACCCACATGGTGAACCGAACACCGCCGCACCTAACCAGAAGATGGAGTAACCCATGATCCTGATAGTGAACGGCCAACAACAATCCGTCTCCACGCCCACTGATAACTTAACTCGCGCAGTGATTATTTCTCTTTTCACCTGGCGTCGTGCTGATCCGGATGATGATTCAGAACAGCCGATGGGGTGGTGGGGTGACAGCTATCCCACAATCCAAAATGACCGTATTGGCTCCCGTTTGTACCTGTTGCAACGCACCACACTGACCAATAACACCATCGAACTGGCCAGAGGCTACTTAGAACAGGCGCTAGCCTGGCTAAAAGACGACGGCATAGTTTCACGAATAGCCATCAATGTGCAGCGGCGCGGTACCGAGATATTGGCCGCCGAGATAACCCTGTACCGCAATGATGGCAGTTCTCAGCTAATCACTTTTAATGATTTATGGAGTGCACTCAATGGCTGACAGCGGATTTAACCGCCCGACACTTCCCCAACTGATTACCCAAATCCGCAGTGACCTTAATTCTCGCTTCCAAACTGATGCCGTGCTGCGCCGTGCCGACACCGAGGTATACAGCCGGGTACAAGCGGCGGCAGTGTATACGGTTTACGGCTACATCGATTATCTGGCGCGAAATCTGCTACCGGATCAGTGCGATGAGGATTGGCTGGTACGTCACGGCAATATGAAGCGCAGCCCACGTAAGGCTCCGTCAAGGGCTACAGGCTTTATGCGCTGGGAAGGGGTAACCAACGGTATTGTAGTACCGGCTGGTGCAATCATTCAGCGTGATGATTTACAGGAATATACCACCACCACAGCGACCACCTCTATTGCGGGTGTTCTGCGGGTACCGGTTATCTGCTCGGTGGCCGGTACTGTCGGCAATACCGATGACGGCATTAGTATGGTGCTCACGCAACCGATCAATGGTCTGCCCTCATCGGCGGCAGCTGACGGTATTGGGGGCGGTACCGACATTGAACCGGTGGAAGATTGGCGGGCGCGGATCATCGAGCGCTGGTATTACACCCCACAGGGTGGCGCTGATGGTGATTACATTATCTGGGCTAAAGAGGTGCCTGGCGTAACGCGTGCCTGGACTTATCGCCACTGGATGGGAACCGGTACGGTCGGTGTGATGGTGGCTAACAGCAATTTGGAAAGTCCGGTACCGGATAATTCGGTGGTCACTGCTGTACGTGATCACATCTTACCACTGGCACCGGTGGCGGGAGCCAGCCTCTATACCTTCCCGCCTATAGCAAAAGTGGTACCGTTCCATATTCGCCTCATCCCAGATACGCCCGAAGTTCGCTATGCGGTTATCGCCGAACTACGCGCCATGTTTCTGCGTGATGGGGTGCCGGGGGGCACGCTGGAGCATTCGCGTATTAGCGAGGCCATCAGTATTGCCACGGGTGAATATAAGCATGTTTTGGTCAGCCCTGCCAATGATATCCCGCTGGCGGCTACTGAACTGCCTGTTGTGGGAGAGCTGACGTGGAGCTAAGTGATGATTATGCCCAACTATTAACCCATCTTCTGCCACGCGGCCCCGCATGGAGTGGCGATGATCCGCTATTGCTGGGGCTTGCCCCGTCTTATGCTCGCGCCCATCAGCGCGGGGACAACCTGATGGTGGAGATTGACCCGCGCACCACCACCGAACTGATCGACCGCTACGAGCAATTAACCGGTTTGCCCGATTCCTGTGCGCCAGCAGGAGTACAGACCTTGGCGCAACGTCAACAGCGGCTGGATGCAAAAATTAACATTACAGGCGGGATTAATAAGGCGTTCTATCTGGCGCAACTGGCGGCATTGGGCTATCCGGATGCCACGATCACCCAGTTTGAAAGTGATGTTTTCCGCTGCACCTCGACCTGCATTGATTCGCTTTATTCAGAAGAGTGGCGTTATTGGTGGCAGGTCAATATGCCGAATGTCACCCAGATAACCGACATGACCTGCGGCTCATTGTGTACCGATAGTCTGAGAACGTGGGGTGATACCACGGCTGAATGCGTCATTAATAAACTTTGCCCCTCACACACCTATGTGACTTTCTTATACCCGGAGTAACCTTTTATGCATCGCATTGATACCCCAACCGCCCAAGTAGATAAATTTGGCGCGGGCAAGAACGGCTTTACCCGTGGCAACCCACAGACTGGCGTACCGACTACCGCTTTGGATGATGATTACTTTGATTCAGTTCAGGAAGAACTGGCTGGTGTAATCGAAGGTGCAGGAATTGTACTAAACAAGGCCAATCGTGCGCAGTTATTAGTGGCATTGAAAAAGCTATTTTTGCAATCTGGTAATAACCTGTCTGAAATTAAAAATGCGGGACAAGCCGCCGTCGCACAAACTCTCGCAAACCTTGGTATTCACGATGCAAGTACATCGCAAAAAGGTCTAGTTCGTCTTAATGGTGGCGTGACCGATGACGACAATACGCTTGCTGCAACTTCAGCAGCGGTAAAAATTGCGTATGACGTTGCAGCGGGCAAATGGTCGGCTGTTGATGCAACCACGTCACGTAAAGGTATCGTCCAGTTAAGCGCAGCCACAGACAGTACCAGCTCAGTACTGGCAGCAACCCCTTCCGCTGTGAAGCAGGCTTACGACCTGGCTGGCGAGAAATGGACCGCAGTCAACGCGTCAACGTCGCAAAAAGGCATTGTGCAGTTGAATGGCGGCGTAATGGACAACGACAACACAAAAGCTGCCACCTCCGCAGCTGTGAAGATTGCTTATGACGCGGCAACCGCCCCAGCACTCGGAAAGGGTCAGGCATTACAGGACTTAAAGGCGTCACGCGGCGTAGGGGTGAGTTACACAAATGCCACCGGATTTCCGATTGCTGTTTATGTTCGAATCACAGGTTCAACCTCGGCGAATTTAACCGCCCATGTGAACAACATAGAATTTGGTGGCGGCGGGTCAGTTGCTACAAATACAGCTGTGGCAACTGCATTTTTTATCGTCCCAAACGGTGCATCGTATCGAGTTGATGCAACAGGTGTGTCAACTGTTTTACAAGCATGGACTGAAATGAGGTAACGGATGAGATATTTTAAAACTAAGAATGATGAGATCTATGCATACGATGACAATATTGATGAGAAATATATCAAAGCAGGACTGATCTCTATAACAAAGGAACAAGCGGATCAACTACTTAATCCGCCGTTGACACCAGAGCAATTGGCCGCCCTGGCAGAGGATAAAAAGATTCAGTTGCGAAGCGAAGCGGATGGAGAAATTGCGTGGCGGCAGGATGCTGTTGATAGCGGTTCGCCTGAAGGGACGGAAGCAAATGATTTGGCAAAATGGAAGGAGTATCGAATCTCTTTAATGAGATTGGATATATCGACTGGTAAAAGCATAGAGTGGCCACTAAAGCCTGAGTGATTTTTTATAGGCCACGAACCATGCGGCCTATCAAGATTTAACGGAACTCTGGTGGCCACTCCGGTACCACATAGCCATTATTCACCGCCTCGATCAGTAGCCAGCGGGATTTATCCGACTCGCCAATTACCGGCAGTTCTATCAACGGCCAGCCTGCCAGTGTCGGCCACGAGCGGTACGCGGCGCGAGTGACCGTTAGCTCGGTACGCTGGGTGCTGGTTAGCGGGATATCATCAATCGAATAATCGCTGACCATCAT